TCTTCACAAACATTATCAAACACATAATATTTGCCAACTTTTTTATTTGCTTTTAAATATTTTGTAAATAAAAATGTATGTTTTTGTAAATCTAATTCTTTAGGAATTAAATCGTGTTGAATTAAACCATTAAAGTTTTGTAAAGTTATTCTTTTTTTTGCTTCACATACTTTAGATATATAATATATCATAACTACTTTACGTGCGGAAATGCCTAATTCATCTGCCCATGATTGCTCTAATTTATCAAATGCTCCCGCTTTAATAAGGCTAAACATTGCACTTTTATTTAATGGACATTTATTCATAAAATCAACTATTCCCGCATAAGGTCTATGTTCTATTATTTGTTCTATTGTTGCTCCATTAATATTACTTAATGCTTTCATACCAAATAATATTTCATTATTTTCTTTATCAGGTTTAAAACTATAACTAGATTTATTAATATCTACTAAACTAACTTTAATACCTCTTAAAGTAATATCACCAATAGCCTTTGCCACTTTACCATAATCAGTCCCACGTTCTTTGCGTTCAACATTTCCTTCTTCATCTTCTTCAAATTCATCATCTTCTTCAAGACTTCCACTATTAACAACTAAACATGCAGTATTTCAATAAATTGGATTCCAATTAGTTGCAATATACATTGTTTGAAAACCAATAAATGAATATGCTAACGCATGAATTGTAGAGAATGAATACCCCATTTGAGGACCTACACCACAAGCCCATACATATTTACCAAGATTTTTACTTGCCGCCTGATCTAATATCTGTTGATGAAGTGCAGGTATTTTACTCATTTGCTTTTTACCTACAATTTTACGTGCAGCATTTGCTTCTGCAAGAGTAAAATTACATATATCTTTATCCATTAACATTTTCATTAATTGCTCTTGACTTGGCGGAACTCCATAAGAACTTTTAAAATATGGTTCTAATGTTTTTTGTTCTGCTTGAGTTAATCCATATTCACGCATTTCTTTATACCATAATGATATATCATTTTTAAATCTAATATATTTTTCCATAGGAGTTTCTTGACCTTTTTCTGCAGTCATAAGTCTCATTAATCCATTTGCATCTGACATTTCTAAAATTGAGGTTGGACGAATTTTCTTTGCGGCTTGTGAACCTACTTCACTATCAAATTGAAAAATATTTAATACACTATTTTCTTGAAGTGTTTTCCATATTTCTTGATTATCAATAGGTAATACATTAGGATGAAAATATTTATTATAAACTTCTCTTAATGTTAATGTGTTATCTATTTCATTATATTCTTGTAATAATCTAATTGCTTCGCACAATTTATCTTGAACTTCTGTTACTAAAAAGTCATATTTTGTCATACCGCATGCTTCTGCCATATGTAAATCATATGCTGTGATAATTTCACCTTTTGGGGTTCTCATAAATGTACCAAATTCATATGGATCTTCATCGAATAATATTACTCCTGAGGCGTGGCTACTACGTTTATTAACTAATCCTTCAATTCCTCGCATAATATCTAATAAACCTGGATAGGTATTAACTTCATTGATAAACATTTTTATAGGTTTTCTACCTTTATCTTCATTTCCATTGACAACATCATCAAGAGGCCATAGAAATCCACGTTCACTTGGAATTAATGATGATAAATATTGTGCTGTATCAACATCTATTCCATCTGGATAATCTTCACTACGATAACCGCGGCAAGCGGTTAAGATTGTTGATCGAGTTCCTTCTGTACCAAATGTTGCTATTAATGTACAACCTAAATTTTTTCTTGATAAATCATCTATATCTTTATTAAAATTTTGACCACGTTCTTTTTTTATTTCATTTAATATCTTAGGACGCTTACTTGGACACAGATCTAGATCGATATCCTTTAATGGACTATATCTTTCACAATAGATTACTGAGAGTATTTTACTTCATCTATTGCTAGAATGCGCTACGGAATAGTGCTTATCTCTACTCCTCTATATTTTAGTCTCTACACTTATATAATTTTTTCAATAATATCCTTTATAAAGAGTTCCTTCTTTGATAGCTCTATCTAATTGAGTATGACCTTTTAAACCAAGAAAAGATAAAACTGCAGTTTTTGCATTGAATATTCTTATTAAATTATATTTTTCATCATACATTGCAATTTTTTTACCATTAATAGCTTTATCTCCCTTTTTGCCATACATTCCATTTTTTTCTCCAGCTACTTTCCCAATGCTATTAATTGACATCTTTAATTTAGATTCTTGGGTATGATGTTTTCCATACATTCCATTCTTTTCTCCTGATACTGCCAGAGACATTTTTTCACGATATTCTTTTGTTTTCATGTAAGAAACATCTCTATTTTTTCTTATTTTTTCTTTTGTTTCTTCTGACAAGTGAATTCCATATCTAGGATTTTTTTCTCCAGCATATTTTTCACTTATTTTTTTAGAATAGGCTATTTTTTGTTCTTCTGTTCAACCTGCGATAGTATTTCCACCATCTCCGCCTTCATGAATATTATAAAAATCTTCTCTATTAACAGCATTATATTTTTTTATAAACTCTTTTTCTTTTATACTATTTTCTTTTTCATCTTTTGAAATATATAAAATTTCTTTTTTAAAATTTTCTTTTCCATATTTTTTTATGGCTCTTAATAATAATGTGCCACTTCCCAAATATGAATCATTAAGTTCTCCCTTATGTTTTCCTATATATTTCTTTCCATTTATTAAATTGGTTGTCATATAAATATAATTCATATTATTTATCTCCTTTCAATATTATATGAAAAATATAACATTGACATGGATCGACTTTGACCAAGATTTTTAATTATTTTTAATTATATAAGCACGGTATCACATGCCTTACCATGTATGGTAGCTTGCTCTCTTAGTCAGCTGATTCGTGCATAAAGCCTTATTTTGCTGATACCGTTAGCCGCTTTTAACGACACCCTTTAGCAAGGTTCACATTCTTTTTTTACAACTAGGCAATATCAACTATAGACTACCTAGTTCGACTCTCTCTTTGTTAAGGTACCTTCAGAACGGTAGCTCCCATTTAATCGGATCAAGTTGAGTTATTCCTAACAAATAATGATTTAATCCAGAACAACTTGAACCACGTCCTGCGCCAACGATACTTCCGCACTCCCAAAATAAATCTACATAATGTTGAAGTGTTACTGGATAAGCAAACATATTTGTTCCCAGTTTTTCACTAATTGTTTTTTTAATATCTGCCTCTTCTTCAAGTCTATCTAAATATTGATGATTTAATTTTCCAATTTCTTCTAATTTATTAGAGCATTCATTTACCCAATATCTTTCTATTTTATCATCTGATTCAAACATACTAGATAATATAGGCCATGTATCTCGCGCAAATGCACCTTTATCAATTTTAGGATATTCCTTTACTTCTACATGAGGAATAGTTTGTGCGTGTGCTAAACTAAATTTTTCTATTTTATTATATATTTCATAACTATTGCCAAACATTTCATTTATAAAATCATCACTAAATTCAGATGCGTATAAATTTTCTTTAATTTCTTCATTATCTTGAAGATATGCAAATTCATAGAATTCATCTACTTCACGTTCTCCAAACTTACTATTTAAATATGCTTTATGAACATACCTATCTTCTTTTTTAAGATAGTGAGCATCTGAACCTATAACCATTTTTAATCCAAATGCTTTTGCAATAGCAGGAAATCTTTTATTAACTAAAACTTGGTCACGACTGCTACCTGGCGCACATTCTATATAAAAATTACCTTCACCAAATACTTGTTTACATCATAGCAAGAAATTTACTATATTATTATGGGCGGTTGCCGCACCTTCTGTATCACCAGTTTTTTCTGCTTTAATTAAATTTAAAGTATTAACACTTAATTCTCCACCTAAACATGCTGTAGTTCCAATTAAACTATTAGGATATTTTTTTAATATTTCTTCTAAATCACTCTTTAAAGTAGGAACTCTTTCAAGACCTCTATCCCAATAACTATTCATCCATGCTCTTGATGACAATTCTCTTAAAGCTCTATGACCTTCTTTATTTTTTGCTATCAAAATAAAGTGGAAATACTTTTGTCCCATATCACGCGTATCTGTTAAATATATTTCATTCCCTAATGCTATTTTAAAATCTGGATGTTCTTCTTCAATCTCTCTTTGATAGAAATTTATCTCTGGATGCGAACTGATACACTCGTGATCTGTGATTGCTATACCCGCAAGACCTAATTCAATTGCACGATTAATTAAATCTTTAGGACGATTAATACTATCAAGCAACCTTAAATTTGACATCAGGAATAATGAGTATGTGAATGAACTTCAAATCTTTTACTCATTATCATTTATATCATTCCTCCTTTCTTATAAGATTAAGTCTTTTAAACTTAAATCTTTTAATATAATAGGTGTGTCTTTCTTATTATATAATAATTATATCATTATTTTAATTAAAAGTCAAATGGCTCGTCCTTGATTGTAGTCAGACTATTTATTGGATAATCAAGTTCTTTACATTCTCAACCATGACTTGTAAAATATTCTTGTAACGGTTTACGTTCACTACAAGGATTGTTAGGACCTTCATATACCATTAAAACTAATATAATTTCATCTTTTATATTTTCCTTTTCTTTGTAATTATCTGCAAATTTTTGCATATCTGCAATCATTTTATCAAAATCTATGTTTTCTAAATTATTTCTATAATTAGATAAAAAAGAACAAGTATTATAATTTTTACATTCGCATGGACATATTTCAGGTCCATGATTAGAATGCCTACCTTGTTCTATAATTGATTCTATGCGGAGACCGTTTAATATATTGCGGCGATCATAAAACAGGTGTGAATAATCACCCGTAAAATTGTGGTATCACTGCGGATCTCAAATCGCTGTACTTATTGGCACCATATTACGTTTGAAGTTACGAATTTGGTAGAAATAACTCGTACGTATTTGCATGCGGCGACCCCACTTAAGCATTCTCTACTTGTGGTCTAGGTGTGTTAAAGCGGTTGCCGCGTGTGTTACCAAATCTTCTAATAGCTCCATCTATAATCATATTATCTAATTGCTCTTGACTTTTATCTTTACCTTTTACTTTTCATCTAACTGCAAATCTAGTTGGTCTAGTTCCAGGATATAAGTCAATAACTCTATAAATACCTAATTTTCCTTTTTCATTATTAAAGTCCATATACCATACGGCATATCTATCATTTACTATTCTGTCTATTTTATAATGTTTATTCATTTTTCTCCTCCTAATCTTTTCTTATAATTACTAATTTTTTTGCAGCTCTAGTTGCACACGTGTATAGAAAACGTTGATGTTCTTCTTTGTCATATGGAAATCCTTCTTCTATGACTAATACATTATTTCATTCACTACCTTGGGCTTTTCATCCTGTAATCGCATATCCATATGTAAATTGTTCTGGAATAGCATTTTTATATCGCCAATTACGCATCATATTATAACTTGTTTTATAATCTAATCCATTTTCACCTGTTGCAAATAATTGTTTATCCATATTTATTAAACCATAAGATTCTTCTGTGTCAGATATAAATTCTGCATTAATTAAATCTACTTGCTTAGGTTTTCTATCACTGCTAATACTAGCAGGTAATCTTAAAAATGTTTTATATACATTATTTAAATATCCAACAGTTCCATTTACTAATGGGTTATCTTCATCTGAGTATATATCTCAGTTATTTTTTAAACAAATAACTTTATCTCCATCTTGTGGATCGCCATTCTTTCCTAATAATTCACGCATTTGATTATTTAATGCAATTCTAGTATCATTTTTTGCACATATTACTTGATCTGCTCATAATAACATACCTGTTGTTAAATCTTCTTTGTCTAATATTTGAACTTCTTTTCCTTTAAATAAATTTAAAGGTTTACCAGCTCTAATGTCCATTGTTAATTGTATAATTTCACTTTCTGCTTCTTGACGCATAATCTCATCAAGAAAAATATGAGGTTTATCAAGCAAATGATTATCTTCATTTTTATTAACTGGTGGTAATTGACCGGGATCACCAAGACATATAATATGCACATCATATTTTACTAACTGTTTAAGTAAATCATTAGGTACCATTGAACATTCATCTACTACTACAATTTTATATTCTATTGTTTCAACAGGTTTACGAAAGAATGTTCCATCTGGTTTTGGAATACTTTCAAATAATAATTTATGTAATGTACTTACATTTTTATTACCTTTTTTTTGCAATACTTGAGTTGCTTTACCTGTAAATGATGTATATACCACATCTTCGATAGGGTCTACATCAGGAAGGGCGGAGATAATAAATTTAACTAATGTTGACTTACCTGTGCCTGCATAACCGCTAATCACAGTGTATTGTTTATGAGTTCGATATCTTTCTACGGCTATTTCGAGACCTTGTTTCTGTTTCTCGTTTAACTCCATTATAACCTCCTATCTAAGATATGATATATCATCTCTAAATAATCCTTACATCGATTATCATCTTTTTCTATTTTATTTAATTTTTCAATAATATCATCATTTTCTTTATGCAATTTTTCTATTTCATTTGCAATGGCTTGGAGTATTAATTGGTTTGTTTGTTTTTGTTGATTATTGTCTTTAATATTATCAGCTTGCATGAAAAAACTTGCTAAACCAATTAAATCTATATCTTGTAACATTTGATTTGTGTTATTATTCATTTAATCATCTCTTTTCATTATATAATTATTATAACATTAATATTCTATAAAATCAATTAAAAGAGATATTTACCATTCCCTACTATTTCATAATCAGATATGAAAATTTGTGGAGATATAATTCCATTTCATTCGTTTTGATTACAAGTACCTACTATATTAAGTGCAAGATATGCACCTTCAAAGTTTTCTAATTCATAACACTCTTCATCAGTAGCAAAAAATTTCATTATACTTATATTGTTTGGTAATGTTATTTTTAATGTATTACTAGATTTTTTATAAACAGTTATCATATCTTTAGTTAATTTTAAATTTTCTATTGCAACAAGAGCTTCATTCATGTCTTTACCCCATAATGATTTTAAACCAGCAATAGTAAGAATATCATTTGATTTAATATCAGTGTTGTTATATATGTAATCTACATAATATATTGGCTCTGCGGAAATGGCACTTAAGGCTGTATCAGTTGCACTTAAAAACTGTTCAACCACTCCTGCCGCAAGACACATTCCAAAAGCATTTTCATGACCTTGACATCATTCTGCTCCAACCGCCTCACATATAGTTTTAAAATTTGTTACTCCTGTTTGTTCATATCCTCTAGCGCTACCTTGATAAGTGTTATCACCACAATCTATAAGTATACAACATGGTCTTTGATATTTATTTGCAAGTTTATTTGCAACAAGTCCTGCTATATTTCTATCAATGGCACCCGCCGCTAGTGTGAATAATAAAACTTTATGTTGTAGTAAATTTTTTTCTTCAATTATTTTTTCAAGAGTCGCCATACTTGAATCTTGTTCTCTTGTTTGTCTATTTTTAACATTAGTAGACATTCTTACGGCTTGATCAACTAATCTTTCTTCTTCGCCTAATTTATGACCTCTTTTGTTAGATAAAATCATTTTAAAAGCTTCATGTTTAAGCATTGATTTAAATAATAATTCTTTTTCTTCTATTGTTCCACTTCTTTGGACAGCATTAATCATAGGAACTATATAAAAAGCTGCATCTATTGAAGTAATATGTTCACCTAATTTAAATTTATTTTTTTGTCACATTTCATATATATATGGATTATGAATATTATCAGGCTCAAAACCACGCATTATGATATGTTTAGTTTCAATTGAAGTAAGACTCATCATATCTGCGGTATTACCAAGCGCAACTAAATCAAGATAATAATTTGCATAATCGCTCTTATGATGTTTATCTATGTATCTACAAAATTGCCATACTATTCCAACACCTGAAAAATCTTTGTTTGAATAATTACTTAATTGATTATTTATAATTATAGCATTTTTACTAATATTATCAGCCAAATGGTGATCTAGTATAATAGTATCAATTCCTTTTTCTTTAAGAGTGGCATGCGCCTCATAATCATTACTTCCTGCGTCTGGAACTAAAACTAATTCAAAATTATGTGAATTTATATATTCTATGCAATCATTTAATCCATGTTGTTTACCTTCATGAACCCATCATTTTAAATTATTCTCTACTCAGCTTGGAAATAAATCATGCAGATAATTTATAAGAAGGGCTGCAGATGTAAAACCATCACAATCACAATCTACAATAACTAAAGCTCGATCATTATCTGCAATATGCGTAAGTAAAGTGGTTGCCGCATTATTTAAGCATGTTTCACCCAATGCTTCGGGTTTATTTATATCATTATCTGTTGTATTTAAATAATGTTCTATTTCTTCAATTGGTATGTTTCTATTTGTTAATACTTGTTCAAGAGCAGAGTAATTTGAATTAATAGGTTTAATTAATTGATACTTCATTATTCTTCTCCTTTTTTAGTATTGTATAATCTATATCTTTATTATTTTTTTCACATATTACAATATAATCAGTTTCATTACTTATAAATTCAATTAAATCTTTTATAATATTTTGTTGTCGTAAAAATTTCATATATTGTTCTGCGGAAATGTTTATTACTGGGGTATGTGAGGGTATATTCCATACATAACATCCTCCGGCAGTTAAGTTTTTTCATTCTGGCATTATAAACTCACTCTCCTATTCATAATCCATTTCTTTTTCATCTGTCAAATATACATATAATATAGATGTGTAATCATCTATACGAAAACTTTCTATATAACTATTCATAATTTTTTCACTTAAAAATGTTTCTGCTATACGTTCTTTTCAATTGTCTGCTGAAAAATCATATATTCCAAATTCAATTCACTCATGGTGTATAGAATATGGCCCATTCTCTCCTTCTGGAGGGTATATTCTTATAATCTGAGTTGTTTCGTTTTCTGTGTTAGTTCCATTACCACACCAATCTCTAAAATTATATGTTAATAAAAATTGTTTAAATGTAATATTATTCATTTATAAACTCACTCTCCTTTTAAATAGTTCTAAAAACGTTTCTTTATCTTTATCTATTGGGCTATCTTTATAATCTAACATATTTCATTTATCAAATATAAAAGTTATATTTACTAATGGACTAAATTTTTTATGTATGTCTTTTAGTTTGCTGGTCCACCCTTTCCATTCGTCATCCCCGATTTCACGAAACTGTTTATCAAAAGCTATAATAATTTCATTTACATCTAAATCTTTAAGAAGTTGCACTTGATATGCTGTAAGTGAGCTCCCGCACACTGCTACGCTAATATCATTATCTATACCAAAATAAGATGTATATTTAAGACAACTTTTTTCACCTTCAAATATAATTGCTTTTTTCATTACTCTAATACTATCTTTACTATTATTCAGATTATATAAGTTAAATCCAAGAGCATGATTATACATTTGATAATTTAATATAGCAGGTTTATATTTGCCATTAGCTTCTTCCTCTTTAATCAAAGTTCTTTCTCTTATTCCAATTAAATGACCTGCGGGATCGCGGTGTGGAATTACAATTCCCCAATTAACTGGATCAAATGCGATTTCCGCATTATCCATTGCCGCCTGGTTTATACCTTCATTAAGCCACATAGGTATTTTTGGTTTAGGTAAATTTTTTAAAATTTTATCATCAAAAAACTTATATTCTACAATTTTTTCTTGTTGTTCTGTAATATTATTTGCTTCATATTTACTTAAAATTGCCCATTCATTAGTCTCTTTATCATTTTGTAAAAAATTATTGGCGGAAACTGTTAAATTAAAAAATGATATAATATAATTTATTGCTTGATACAAATTAATTTCTTCATTATTTATTTTTTTAATTTTAATAATTAATTCATAAATATCAAATGTATCAGAACACTCTGTATAACAACGAAATAGTTTAGTATTATCATAATAGAACAATTTATGACTTTCACCATTATGACATATAGTTCTAGCTATAATAAATCCCTCTTTTACGATCGGATCACCGCCAACCGCATATAATAAATCCTTTACCTGTTCTATTGTTAAATTATTTTTTATATTTTCAGACCATTCTTTTAAATTATCCATTTCCGCATCATTCCCTTAAAATAACATAAATCAAAATGCTTTAAAATTTCTTTTAAACTTATTAGTTCCAAGCATTTCATATCCATCAATATATAAATGACCATCTTTTTGTTTTATTGAGTTTCCTATGATATAAGGCGGTCATCTATATATTCCATTTTCATTTAATTCTTTTATAAATAAACTTTTTATATAATTTATTAAACTTTTAATTCTTCTCATTAGCTCTCCTTAAAAAGCACTACTTTGTAATTTTGGATTAATATTTATTTTGAAGTCAGGTAAATCTACTAATTGATAATTGTAATCAGTAGCAAACATAGGTATTACTCTACAAGTGCCTTGATTAGCTTTACACCATAATAATATATCTTTATATTGACCTCTACGATTTTTATATACTGATATTTTTATTGCAGGTTCTTCAAATTTAAATCTCATTAATACGTCATGAAGAGCCTCTTTATCTTCTTTACTAACTTTAAGCATAATTAAACCTAAATCTATCTTATCTGCAATTGATTTTGCACCTCTTAATAAATTCTGGTCATATTGTTGTGCTGTTGTGTAATCAGCATTTAATTGTGTTGCTGTTAATATAAAGACTCCATATTCATTACATATATCTTTTAATTTAATTGAAATCATAAATAATACATTATCTTCTCTTAAACCTTTAATACCTGTTTTAGATGTAACTTCACTTAATATTTTCATACTTGTATGAAGATAATCAAAAAATACATATCTAACTCCCCATTCATGAATACCAAATTTAATTGTATTTTCAATATCTTTCATTGAGAAATCAGGTAATTTTTTAATATATAAAGGACATTTTTTAATTAATTCTGCAGCATACATTACTCTTTCTAATTCTCCAGTTTCATATGCATTGTAAATAATATGACTTTCATTTACATCTGATAAAAAAGCTAACATCATTGTTTGAATTTCATCTACTTCTTGTTCTGTTGTAATAAACATTGTAGGTTCTTTAGTTCCATTTTCAATCCATTTGCCTTGAATCGAATCATATATTTTATCACAAGCTATAGAACATGCATCCGCAATCATGCTACGTGTTTTACCAACACCAGTAGCCGCAGAACGTAAATAAAATTTCTTTAGGCGAGCGCCGCGTGTCACTGTGTTGATAAGCGGACCAAACATTGGATATCCAATTTCAGGTCTCTTTTGTAAACTCTCAATTAGTTCAGTTACTCTTTCTCCAGCTTGAATGAAATCTTCGTTTGAATCATCTACATATTTCATTCTTACTTCAGTTATTTTTTTATCTATTAAATCTGCTATTGAATCAAGAGAATGATTATCCAACCAATCTTCTTGAACTTGTTTTTTCTTTGCATCTAAAATATTATCTATATCATATAACCAAGATAAATCCATTCCTGCATTATCATACATTCTAAGCAAAGTCATTTTCTTTACTCTTTGATAATAATAGTCAAAAGTAGATAATTGAATATTATCAGTTATTTTTTGTAAATATTCTGCTCCTTTATGTGTTTTGTAAACTGCTAAACTTTGAGGTCTATCTTTTAAATAATCTTCTATTGTATTAATAGATACTTCTTTTGCACCAAGAGCGTGAAGATTATAAATTGAACCAAATAATATTTTATGAAATTCTTCAGTAAAATCTTCTTCATTAAAAAAATAATTTTCATTATCTAATAAAGAAGGATTTTGATAAATACAACCTATAACTTGAATAGTAGCAGATAAATCTGTATATTTTGCCATTTTATACCTCCCTATAATTTAAATAATTTTATTGGATTAGCTTCAACTCGCGGAGATGGGATTTCTACTTCTACTATTTTTGGTTGATAAGTTTGTATTGTTTGATTAATTTTATTTGCTAAATATAAAGTATAATAATATTTTTCTGCATCATCATAAACATATGGAACAATTCCTATTCCATCTCTTGCTAATTCAGTTGTATGATTTTTTATTTCATACCATCAATATAAAGTTTTTAACATTCCTGTATAAGTATATCCATATTCATCTTTAAAATCTTTTATTTGTTTTCTTGTTTTTGCATTTATCTTATTCGTTTTAAATAATTCTTTTATATATTCTTCTAATTTTATATAATCTTTTTCATCTTGCGGGATCGCGGCTTCAACTTTGTCAGAGCATGACTTATGAGCATATCGTCTTGCTCCAACTTCTACAAACGCAACTTTATCACGGTCAAAGCGGTCGCCGCAGTATTTACACACCACGAAGTGTGCCATAATATCACCTCTATAATATAATTATATCATAAAATTCAATAAAAAACAAAAAGAGAAGATATATTTAAACTTATATTATATCTTCTCTCCTTTCTTACTTAATTAATTCTTCTATTTCTAATACAATTAAATTTAATTGTTCAACTTGTTCTCTTGTGCATTGACTTGCAAGTTTACCTTTACCTAAATATTTTTCAGTAATTTGAACAATTTTAGGTGACCATACAGTTTTCATTTCTTCTTCTGAATGAGTATTAATAATATTAGTAACAATAGTATCAAACTTATTTTTTACTTCATCAAAATCTAATTCTTTGATTTCTTTAACTCCTCTTTCATTAGTAAATAAATCTGCTTTTCCACTTGCTTTTTCTTCTTTATCAATAGCATCATTAATTGCTTTTTCTAATGATTGATAATTAAATTCAATCTCAGGTTCAATATATTTAAATCTACTTTTTGCGTCTACAGAATTATCTGCTGACCTTAAAGTAAGCATAACTTTAGAGTTACCATTTGCATCTACTACACTATGAGCATATCCAAAAATATCTACCATATTTTTAATAATTTCATCATAAGCAGTCGATAATGATGTAACTGTTTGATTGTATTCAGAACCATCTTGACGTTTAAAAGTTTTATCTTTAGCATGAGAAATAAAGAATAATGAATATCCTAGTTGAGAAATAGTTCTAAAAGTTTCTTCAAATTCTTTCTTAACTTTTGCCCAGCCATTGACAGACCATCCACCATCACCAATATTTTCAATACCTAATTGACCACATATATATTTTTCACATAATGCGGCAGCTATATCTACAGTATCGACAACTATACAACGATAAGCTTCTTTAACTTCTGGTTTCTTTAATTCTCTAACAATTTGTTTCATTTCTCCCCAAGTAGAAACGTCTTGTGCCATAATACCTGGAATTGCATTATAGCCTTTTTCAAATGCAAGTAATAGAGCGTGGTCCATTTGTGATGCAAGTGTAGTTTTACCAGTACCTGCCGCTCCATAAATATAAGTAATATAAGTACTTAAATCACGACTTACTTTATGAGGCTCTATTGACAATAAATTAATAGCCATTTTTTTTCATCTCCTTTTCTATTTTTGAAAAGAGGAGGTTTTAATCTCCTCTTATATATTTATATTAAAAGTTAAAAGTTCCTGTTTGAACAGTTGCTGCAACTGGTGCTGCTTGAGCAGGAGCTGCCGCTTTTTGAGCTTGATAGTCATCTCTACGTTTCTTAATATCTGCTAATTTTAATTCTCTATCTTGAGCTGCTTTTGTAATTTCTGCTTTTGTGATAACAGTTTCATCTTCCATATCATATGGAACACTTGCTGCACCTGTAACAATCCATTCTTTTACTTTTCTTTCATATGTTCTAACTGCTTCTTCTCCAAATGCAGTATCTTCTTTTACTTCATTTGAAAGTGTTACACAATTAATTCTACCCCAAACTTTAGTTAATACTGGTTCACTTTGACTTGCACCTAAATCTTCAAAATAAGTCATACCATCTGGGTTTCTAACTATATATTCAACAGGTAATAAATCATTTCTAAAATTAAATACAGCACCTTTGATAACTATATAATCTTTTTCAATATTTTTCTCAGGATCTGCTTCTACTCTAGTTGCATTTGTAATTAAAATATCAGTAGTAAAAGTGTTTCTTTCATTTTCTGGTCCTAAGTCAGATATAAAACTAACAAATCCGCCTTCATTAACTTTTGTTGAAACTAATCTATCATCTTGAGTATAAAAATCATTTACAGATAATGCTGTATCAATTCTTACTTTTGTAGCTTCATCCTTACCTTTTTCAATCCAAGTATTATTATCATTAATAATTTTATCTAAATTTGCATATGTTGCATTTTTATTTCCTGAATTATTTGTTTCAGTTACATATGTAAAATGAACTGGGATAACAACTAATCCTTCTTCATCAACAGCAATTTCTAGATTACCAGAGATAAACTCTTTTCCAAAATTTGCTGAAGCTTGATTTTGTACAGTTTTCTTTACTAAATTATGTTGATAAATTCTTCCAATAATTCTTTCTGTGTTAATCATTTTCTTCATATTATTTTTCTCCTTTTAAAACTAATCAATATATATTTATTATATCAAAAATTTTTTCGCATGTCAAGTGCGGCAACCATTACCACAATTAATCTTTATTTTGTATATAATGAAAATGTCTTCTAGATATTTCATTACATATATGAATTTTTAATGCATCATCTGCATTAAACCACCAATCTTTTTTATAGTATTTATTATATTGAGCTTCTGTAATTCCAACTCTATCTAAGAAAAATAGTCTAATATTTTTTGCAAGAGTATCTATAATATTTTCTTTACTATAAAAACCATAATCTTTTTGTGTTTCACTTTCGAGATTTTGATTTAATATTGAGTCTGTATACATAAAAGTTGCATTAGAATATGCTAATCTTTTATGTCCTGCTAAATAAATTAAAAAACTTTCTTTTTGAACTGTACCTATATTAAATGTATAGACAGGTGTTCTTGACATACAAATTGAATCAACAATTGTAATTGCTGCATCTAAACTGCCACCTAACGAATTAATATAAATTTTAATAGGTTCTCTTTCAGGAAAAAGTTTACCTAACTCTTCATCTTCAATATTTCAAAATCTAATAAAGGTATCTATGTTATTAGCAATAGTTGGTGTTACAGTGTCAATTCTTAATTCTCTATTTTTTAAATTCAAATATTTAGATATATCTTCAAAAGATTGTAAATTTTCAATACTTTTTTTCTCTTTCTTATTTAAAGATAATAACATAAAATATCTCCTTTCATTTTCTAATTATATTATATCATTTTTATTTTTAGAAAACAAGTTAAGATTTTTTATTACCAGTGTTGCTATTATATCCAAAATTATAACTATCATATAAATTAATGTAAAAAGTTTCTTTAGTATCGAGATCTGCGGCAGCACATGTTTCAAGTAATTCAAAAGTAAAATTATCAATACCATCTTTTTTCATTGCAATATATAATTTATTATTTGCGGGAGTATCTATTCCTAAACCGCACTTCATATGTTCACGCCAACGTTCACGCATTTTTTTAGCCTGTCCTATATAACACATCTTGTTAATCTTATTTGTAATTTTATATATTCCACACACTTCATCTGAACCAAGCACTCTTGCTGCAAGTTCATTTGCACGTTTAGAATAATAGGCTTGCCATATTATCATACGAATAGGACGAGGGTCTCGAAGCTCAGACTCAATAGATTGTAATACTCTTACTTCTCTTTTATCTACCTCATCAATAGACAAAGAATAGAATTCTGCTTGTTGTTGTATTTCTTCTTCTCTTAATTGAGCTTGAAGTGCGGCGGCACGGGTTGCAGAGATTTTATCAAGATCTATACGGACAGACCCTATTTCCGCCAATAATTCATCTTGTTTTAATTCATAACTTTGATTTAATAAATTAATTGCCGCATCCATTTCTTCTTCTATTTTTTTATATTCTTCATTTAAAACATTATTATAATTTTCAAATGCTTCTCTGCTTATTTCGGTAGAATTGTTTAAAGAGTTTTTTATAACATCTAAATCTTTATTTTTTTCATTTATTTGCTCTTGTAAAGAAAATTTTTTATCTTTTAAATTTTCTAATTTATTAGATATTTGTTCAATTTCTTTTTCTATTTTTTCTTTTTTCTTATAAATATTACTATTAATTTCTTCAATTTTATCTTTTCTATCTTTTTCTCTACTATATAAATAATATAAATAGCAACAAATAAAAAATAAAACTAAAAATACTAATAATATTATAGTTTGCATATTCACTCCTTAATAAAAAAGCAAAGGTAGTTACCTACCTCCGCTTTTATTTATTTAATTTAAATTATTCAGCGTCTTCAGCGTCAAAATCGTGAGTACGTCCTTCATCAGTTAAGCTAATGTATTTTACAGTTTTGTGACCTACTGTTCCATCTTCTTTAGTATATTCTTTTTCAGCTTCAGTTCTTATTGTATATCCTTTCTTTTGGAATGCAGAAGTAACGATACCATTAACTTGTTTAACTTCTAATCCTGTTCCTTCAGCGATATCAGCAGCAGTCATATTTTTTCCATCATTTGCTCTTAAAAAATCTAATACTAATTTACTATTTGGTTTTAACATATAAATCTTTCTCTCCTTTTTAAACCATATATTTATTTTATTTATACATATATTATATCAAAAATATTTTATCTTGTCAATAATTTTTATGTATATTTTGTAATGAAAAATTTTATTTATATATTTCTTTTTCATTTTACATATATATTATACTAAAAATTTTTTTGTAAATCAAACATATCAATAAACATCTGCTCATCTATAATAGATTTACCAAGCTCTTTAGCTTTTAAATTCTTGGCTGAAGTGCTTTCAGTGTCATTATTAATTAAATAATCTACATTTGGAGACATGGCGCTAACTACTTTTCCTCCAAGAGAAGTTATAAAACTAGATAATTCATCTCTATTTTTCCAATGTTCTTTTGTTAATTTACCAGTAATACAAAATGTTTTACCTTCTAATTTTTGTTCTTTATTTTCTTCTACTTTATTATTTATAGTTAAATAATTTTCTACAATATAATCTAATTCAATATAATTAAAAGTTTTTAATGATTTATTCATTTCATACCCGAAGCCTTCAATAGTTGAAAAATCAAAATCATTCTCTGTAGCTTCTCTAAATTCTTTATAAGTAGAGAATTTTTTAACTATATCTCTTGCAACTGCTCTTCCAATAAGCGGGATGCCTGCCGCGCTAATTATAGACTCCAAATCACAATTGCAACTGTCTTTAATTGCTTGTAATATATTTGTTACAGATTTTTCTCCAAAGCCAGACTTGCTTATCCACTCTTTTTGATATTTATCTAATTTAAACATATCTAAAACTGAATTAACCCAACCCCAATCAATTAATTTTTCGATTGTAGCCTTTGATAATCCTTTTGCATTGATACCACTTCTTTTACTAAAAAAATGTTCAATTCTATTAAGTAAAAGTCCTTCACAAGATGGATTGCCGCAACGTAAAAATATACTACTATTATCTCCAAATAATTCAGTTGCATGACCACAAATAGGACAATATTCTGGAGGTATTAATAAACTTTCAATTGGAACTATTTCATTTTCATTATATTGCTCTACTTTTGATATTTGAGGAATAATCATATTGCTTTTGTATATCCAAATTTTTTGTCCCTTTTTTGGTGTACCATTAAACAAATCTCTAATTACACTTATATTGTGTAGACTAGCACGATTACAAATTGTTCCTTCAATATCTATATCTTTATATATTGCAACAGGCGTAAGAAGGCCTGTACGCCCCATAGTCCACTCTATATCTAGAAGAGTGGTTTCATATTCTTCATCATAAAATTTATATGCTAATCCGCCCTTAAAATGATGATCTGTGCGGCCGGCTGCCTCATAATCATTACAATCATCATACTTAAAAACAATACCATCAATTGGATAAGATAATATTTTACAAGTCGCCTTTATTTTTTCTATTGCATCTTCTACTTCCAAAGAATTATAATTATCTTCAAATTCATATGGAACAATAGTAAAACCAAAATCCATAAGACGTTTTAATTTTACTGTTAAATATTGTAAATATTCTAATCCTTTAATGCAATCCCAAGCTACAAAAGTAAGATTGCGGCTAGCACTTTCTTTGCTATCTAATAATCTTATACTACCACTTGCAAAATTTCTTGGATTTTTATATTCTTTTTCAAAAGATTTAAAATTTTCATATGTACAAATAACTTCTCCATCTACAATTAATTCATGTTTCCAATTAATTTTTTTAGGAACATTTTTAATTTGAAGAATATTATGAAGAATATCTTCTCCTTCAACTCCATTTCCACGGGTTTCCGCAGATACTAATCTACCATCTACATATCTTAATGAACAAGTTAAGCCATCCATTTTAGCCATAGCTATATAATCATTATTACCAATAAAAGATTTAATATCATCTATTGATTTAGTTTTATCTAATGATAACATAGGATGATTATGTGTTACTTTATTTAATTTATTTACAACTTGATAATTAACTCTTTGAGTTGGGCTGTCTGGTAAATAAATACCATAATAATTTTCTAACTGTTGTAATCCAAAATACATATCATCCCATTCTTTATCACTAATTAGACTTTGTCCCATATCATAATATTTTGTATAATAATTTAGTTTATCTATTAATTCTTGTATTTTATATTCGTGTATTTTATCTGGATCCATCTCCTATTCACCTACCTTAAATATTTCATAAGTTCTACCATCATATTCATTATCAGCGGGACAGCCTGTTGAATAATAAGTTAAATAATTTTCTGTATAACCTAAATATTTATAATCTCCATACTCATTTTCATAAAGAGTGTTATGATTTTTAATAGCTTTATCAATTAAATCTTCATCTTCATAATCATAACAAATAGATTTTAATTCTTCTGAAGCCTCTTCTAAAGTATCATATTCTCCAACAATAGACAATATAATAGGTCTTTCATAACTTCCTTTTGAGCCTTCCATTAATAAATACATACTATTCATCCTCCTTTTTATTTTTTTTATTATAATACTTTTTTAATAAATCTTTTAATTCAGTATAACAAGAACAACAATAATCCAACCTCATTGTACAATTATTCAGCTCAGATTTATAAGTGGGTAAAATTAATTTATAAAATTGATTATGATTTTTAGCTGTATAGCCACAAATATCACAAATACAACCAAATTGATTTCTAGCCATTTTATTCATCTTCCTCACAATCTTCATAATAAGCTTGTATTGCCTCACTATATCCGTACCAGTTATCAACACCAAATGCTTCTAAATAACTTAGTTCTATTTCAGCTTTTTCCATATTATCTAAATACTTTCTTACTTCATCTATTTCTTCTAATGTTGCATTATGTTTTATATAAAATTCTACAATTTTGTCATTATCCATAAACATTCTCCTTTCTATATAATATATTATATCATTATTTTTTATAAAAAACAAAAAGAGAAGATTTGACTTCTCTTATAATTTTACTATTGAATTGATTTTACTATCTTTAATCATTTTATTTCCAAGTGTTGTTCTACCAAGTAAAGGAATATCTGTTGCGGCAATGCATATAGAGTTGCTACCAATTAATAATAAATTATTTTCATCAGTTACCATTGCGGCGCCCGCGATTATACCTTTGTATATAGCAAGCCCTTTACCAGATCTACCTTGAGTAGGCAATTCGCTAATTGCTGTTTTCTTTCCTAAGCCATCCTCACTAAATACTGCAACTGTGGCTTTTACATCTCGAATCGGTAATCCCGCAATTACTTCATCTCCATCTGCAAGTTTAATAGTTTTAACTCCGGCAGTTACACGACCAATTGCCGCAATTTCTTTAGTTTCAAAATGAATAGACATACCTTGTTTAGTTATGAGTATTATATCTTCTTCATCCATTAATTCAATACTAGCAATAGAATCTCCTTCTTTTAAATTGATTGCTGCAATACCAGTACTCTTTTTTGCTTTTGTATATTCTTCTAATAAAGTCTTTTTAAACATACCTTTTTTAGTTATAAATACAACATATTTGCTATTATTTTCTTTTGCTAAATTAGTAATTGCAATAATTTTTTCATCTTGTTCAATTTTTATTAATGAACTTACATGAGTTCCTTTTGAAACATTTGTTCCAACAGGAATTTTATCAACTAATAATTTATACATTTTTCCTTTATCGCTAAATAATAATAAATTATCAATAGTATTAGTTTTAATAGTAGCCATTATAGCATCATCTGCGGTTTTAACACCTTTGCCGCCTTTTCTTTGTGTGCGGAAACTAGATTTAGCTATCCTTTTTATATCTCCAGTTTGAGATAAAATAACTACTACATCTTCAGGAATTACTTGTTCAGTTTCTTTATCTTCTTTTGTTATTTCAATTTGAGTTAATTCAGTTCTTCTTGCATCTCCATATTTTTTAACTAAATCATCTAATCTACTTAATATAACTTTTAATTGTTCATCTTTCGAACTTAATATTTTATTTAATTCATTTATAGTTTCTAATAATTTAGCTTTTTCATCATTAAGTTCAACGCCTTCAAGTTTTGCTAAACTACCTAATCTCATAGCAACTATTGATTTAGCTTGTGGTTCAGAGAAGCCAAATTCACTTGCTAAGCCATCTTTTGCGGCAGTACTACTAGCAGATTTTTTAATAAATGCAATAATAGTGTCAATATCTTCTAATGCTTTTAATAAACCATTTACTATTTCTAATCTGGCTTCTGCTTTTTCTAAATCAAAATTACATTCTTTAATTAAACATTCAATATTATGTTCAATATATATTTTAATACAATCTTTTAAATTTAATTCAGTAGGAGTTTTATTTATTAAAGCAACTTGATTATATGAAAAACTTGTTTGTAAATTAGTTTTAGCAAATAATTTATTAGCAATAACAT